AATGGCGTTCAATACGAAACACTAAGTGCTGCTAATATTACTGCTGGAACAATTACTCCGACAGCAATGAGTGTAAATACGGATGCAGGGTTTAGTATTTTTAAAGTCACAAAATCTGCAGCACAATATTCTTACGACACTTACCCTCATGGATTGTCTAAAGCACCAGATTTTATTATTTCAAAATCATTGGACTCAACTGGTCTTTGGTATTGCTATCACAGTTCAATTAACCCAAATACTGGTTATTCAGCTAGGATTCAATTAAACCAACCAAACCAAGCAACTTTAAATTCTTCAGCGTGGGGTACACCAACGAACATTACGGATAATATTGTTGCGTGGGATGGCCCACAATCTGTAGAAAACATTTTCTACTGCTGGCACAGCGTAGAAGGCTACAGTAAGTTCGGCAGTTACACAGGCAATGGGTCAACCGATGGTCCGTTTGTGTACTGTGGTTTCCGTCCTGCGTTTGTGATGATAAAATCTGCAACACAGGGATTATCCTACCACAATTGGTATGTCCATGACAGTACAAGGGGTCCGTATAACGGAAACCTTCCAGGTCTTTCTGCTAATTTGCCTAATCAAGAATTTTCTTTTTCAGGTGCAGACTTTTTATCTAATGGATTCAAAATTAGAGCGAATGGTGGGGAATACAATCAAAGCGGTGAAACCTACATCTTTATGTCCTTCGCAGAACAACCATTCATTTACAGCAATGCTCGCTAAATAAATAATTGCCTCTTTCTAAAAGAGGCAATTTACAGAAATCACTATGAAACTTGATGATAATTCGGCATACTTAGGAAATCCTCTTCTTAAACGTGCCAATGTTGCAGTAGAATGGACAGAAGAAACAATCTCTGAATACCAGAGATGCATGGAAGATCCACTGTATTTTGTGGAAACCTATATTAAGATTGTTTCTCTGGATGAAGGTGTTGTTCCTTTCAAACTTTTTCCTTTTCAGAAGGATATTGTCGGCACAATTCACAACAATAGATTCACTATTTGCAAACTTCCTCGCCAATCTGGTAAGACAACCACACTGGTTGCATACATTCTACATTATGTTCTCTTCAATAACAATATCAATGTTGCCATTCTTGCAAACAAAGCAGCCACCGCAAGAGATATTTTATCAAGACTTCAACTTGCTTATGAGAATCTTCCTAAATGGTTACAACAAGGTGTGCTTTCTTGGAACAAAGGTTCTCTTGAACTAGAAAACGGTTCAAGAATTGTTGCCTCTGCAACCTCTTCTTCGGCAGTTCGTGGCGGTTCTTATAACATGATTTTTTTGGATGAATTTGCCTTTGTTCCACAGAACATTGCTGAAGACTTTTTCTCTTCTGTTTATCCCACCATTTCTTCTGGTAAATCAACAAAGGTTGTAATCATTTCCACACCAAATGGTATGAATTTGTTTTATAAACTTTGGAGTGATGCAGAGAATCAAATCAATTCATATGTTCCAATAGAAGTTCATTGGAGCGAGATTCCTGGAAGAGATGAAAAATGGAAAACTGAAACAATTGCAAACACAAGTTCAGAACAATTCTCGAGAGAATTTGAATGCGTTTCTGGAGATACTAATATTGTTGTTATGCATAAACAAAGCAAAGAAATTAAAACTATTAAAATAGAAGAATTATTTTAAAAATGTTGAGTGTAAATTCTTTGGATTTATAAATAATATTATAAAATCTAAAGGAGAATTATGTATTCAATATATTGTTTAAAAGATTTAGATGAAAAAATTAAATATGTTGGACAAACAATAAATCCAATAGGAAGAAGAAGTTCTCATAAAAGAGAAAAACCACCTCATACTTTTCATGTGTTATATGAAAATTTAGAACGTGAACAAGCTAAAAATTTAGAAATTCATTTAATATCTAAATTTGAAACATATGGCAATGGATGGAATTTGTCTCCAGGTGGTGAAGGATTTGAAGATTATTCTAGAAAGGGTATAGGTGGCGTGCCAAAAGGAACAACTCCATGGAATAAAAATGTAAAAAATGCTTTTAGCAAAGAAACTAAAGAGAGATGGAGTAAAATAAGAAAAGGTAAATGTTGGAAACCAACAAAAATGACCAAAGAAGATGTTATTCAAGTAAGAAAAATTTTTGAAACTAAACCAGAAATTGAAGGAGTTGGTGTTATTCAAAAAAATGGAAGAGCCATGTCATATATTCAAGCATTTTCTTTAAAATATTCAAAAGATTATCAAGTGACACCTCAAAATATTAAAAACATAGTATTAAGAAAAACATGGAAAGATGTTTAAAGAGAATAATAGTTATTGCGTTTTAACACCAACAGGTTGGTCTGATTTTAGAGGAATCAGACAAATTAAAAAGAATGTTTATAGGCACATTATTTTTGAGGATAAAACAGAAATAAAATGCTCATTGGATCATGCTTTTGGAGAGAGTAAAATACTTGCAAAAACATTATCTGTTGGTGAGTATTTAAATGGGAAACAAATTCTATATTCAGAAGATGTTGAAAATGAAATAGATTTATATGATTTGGTTGAAGTAGAAAAAGAAAATTTATACTATACTAATAATATTGTATCTCATAATTGCAATTTCTTAGGTTCAACAAATACACTAATACATCCGACTAAGATACGAACAATGGCATATCGAAATCCAATCAAATCAAATGCAGGATTGGATGTCTATGAAAATCCGATAGAAGGCAACACATATTTTCTGGTTGCTGATGTGGCAAGAGGACTAAGCAATGACTATTCAGCATTTATTGTTTTTGATGTAACAACTGTTCCTTACAAGATTTCTGCCAAATATCGAAACAATGAAATCAAACCAATGTTGTTTCCGAATATTATTAGTGAGATTGCAAGAGCATACAACACAGCTCATGTTCTTGTTGAAGTAAATGACATTGGTGAGCAGGTGGCGCATGCTCTTCAGTTCGATCTAGAGTACGGAAATTTGATCATGGCTGCTATGCGTGGGCGAGCAGGACAAATTCTTGGTGGAGGTTTCTCAGGTGGAAAGGCTCAACTGGGAGTCCGAACTTCAAAGGCAGTCAAATCAACAGGATGTTCTAATATAAAACAAATCATTGAGACTGACAAGTTAATCATACAAGATTACGACCTAATCACTGAATGGTCAACATTCATTCAGAGAGGACAGTCCTATGAAGCCGAGGAGGGACATACGGACGATTTAGCAATGTGCTGTGTGATTTTTGGTTGGGCTGTTCAACAACAGTATTTCAAAGAACTTACGAATGATGACATCCGAGCCAGATTGTTTTTAGAACAACAAAGTCAGATTGAGCAAGACATGGCTCCATTTGGATTTATCGATGATGGTGTTACCGATTATCATAATGAAGAATCAGTTATTGATGAATATGGAACAAAATGGAGTTCTGTAGTTCGTTCATATGACACACCATGGTGAAAATTCATTTTTTATAAATAATTGTATTGAAAACTTAAACTATATGATTTTCAACATTTTTAGGAGAAATGAAAAATGGCATTTCAAGTAAGTCCAGGTGTTCTCGTAAAAGAGATAGACTTGACGAATGTCGTTCCTGCTTCTGCTACTTCCATTGGTGCAATAGTTGGTGCATTTGAAAAAGGCCCAATGAATGAAGTTATTCCAATTGGTTCAGAACGGGAATTGATTCAAGTATTTGGTAAACCAAATAATACAAACTTTGAAAATTGGTTTACAGCTGCAAACTTCTTGCAATATGGCAATGCTCTCAGAGTTGTCAGAATTGAAACAGGTGCAAGAAATGCAGTTTCAGGTGGCGGTGTAGAATTGTTGACAAACAATTCTAATTCAGATGGTTCTGATGCTCCAGATGGAGATGGTTCAACAACTGTATTTACAATGGCTCAATCAGTAAGTGATGCTGATTTGTTGTATGTAAGAGTAGATAATACTACAGCAGATGGGACAACATTTGTTACTACCACAGCATTTTCTGTAAGCGGATCATCAATCACTTTTGATTCTGCTCCAGCAGCTGGAACAGGAAATATTAGCGTAAAATTGGGAGCTAAAATTACCAATGATGATGACTATGATAACAACTATGCTGATGGACAAGGTTCTTTTGGTAACTGGGCATCTAAGTATCCAGGAGAATGGGGCAATTCATTAGGTGTTTCAATTTGCGCAAGTGCTGCAGCATATGAGACAGCTGATGTTGCAGAAACTACGGCTACTGAGCCTATTGGAGAAACTTCTATTGCAGTAGATGAAACTTCAGGATTTCAAGTTGGAGATGTTGTATTTTTCCAAGAAACTGCTTCTGGTCAACAATATGAAGTAACTGCTATTTCTGCTTCTTCTGGTGCAGGAAACTTGACCATTCGCAGATTTGATGATCCAAAAGGTGGCGGAGTAAAAACCGAAATTGCTTCTGGAACTAAGATTAGAAGAAGATGGAAATACTACGATCTATTTGATGCTGCTCCAGGAACTTCTGATTGGGCTACAGGAGTTGGACTTGGATCTTCAGTCGATGAGATGCATATTGTAGTATATGATACTCAAGGGAAAATTACTGGTTATGACAGCGATGTTGCTGGAAACAGAGGCAATGCTGTAATCGAAACATTCGAATTTGTTTCTAAACACCCAAAAGCAAGAACATCTCAAGGTGGAACAAATTACTATGTTGACATTATGAATAGAAATTCAGCATATGTTTGGTGGATGGATCATGATCAATCTGGAACTGATTGGGGAGAAGATAAAACTTCAGTAAGTACAGATACATCATTTGCTGCTCCAGCATTACCTATTGCTGATACATTGTCAACAGCTGCTGATGACTTTTCACCAACTGCTGGTGAAACATTGTTAGCATATGATTATTTTGCTGACCCAGATATTGTGGATATCAATTTAGTAATGGGTGGCAAAACTCCAGACAGTACATATGGTACTACTCATGTTGTTGGTATGATTGACTTGGTTGAAGGCAGAAAAGACTGTGTTGCTTTCGTTTCACCAAGAAGACAAGACGTTGTTGGTATTACTAGCGGTATTACTCAGACTACAAACGTCAAAGAATTCTTTGATGGAATCGCAAGTTCTTCATACGCAGTATTCGATTCCGGATACAAGTACATGTATGATCGATACAATGATGTATACCGATATGTTCCATTGAATGGTGACATTGCAGGTCTATGTGCTAATACTGACAATGTTGCTGATCCTTGGTTCTCTCCAGGAGGTTTAAACAGAGGTCAAATTAGAGGCGCAGTAAAGTTGGCATACAATCCAACCAAATCTCAAAGAGATATTCTTTATCCTGCCAGAGTCAACCCTGTTGTTACATTTCCAGGACAAGGAACACTACTCTTCGGTGACAAGACTGCTTTGGCCAAACCAAGTGCATTTGATAGAATCAACGTACGAAGATTGTTCTTGGTACTTGAAAAATCTATTGCAAGAGCAGCTAAATTCCAATTGTTTGAGTTCAACGATGCGTTTACTCAAGCGCAGTTTAAAGCACTCGTTGAGCCTTTCTTGAGACAAGTTCAAGGAAGAAGAGGTATTACTGACTTTAGTGTTGTTTGCGATAGCTCAAACAATACAGGCGAGGTAATTGACCGAAATGAATTTGTTGCAGACATTTATATCAAACCTGCTCGTTCAATTAACTTTATCACACTTAACTTCATTGCGGTGAGGACAGGTGTGTCATTTAGCGAGATAGGAGGTTAATCATGACAACTTTAGCATTAAACGGATTTACCAGCGCATTTAGTAAAGGTGGTGCAAGAGCTAATCAATTTGAAGTATTTCTTGCAACTCCAGGAGGAACCGCTCCAGGAGATACTTCGGATAGCTTCTTTATTAAAGCAGCATCTCTTCCAGGTCATACCATCGAAGAAGTTGCTATTAACTATCGTGGTCGTATCTTGTATTTGGATGGTGATAGAACATTCGATACATGGACAACTACTATCATTAATGATACTGATTTTGCTGTAAGAAAAAAACTTGAGGATTGGATGAATACCATCAATAATTTGAATACTAACGTATCAGTTGGTGGTTCTGCTGCAGGTAATATTACTTCTTACATGGGGCAAATGACTGTTAGACAACTGGGAAGAGGCGCAGAGGATGAAGTATTGAAATCTTATACTCTTTTAAATTGCTGGCCAACAGTAATTGCACCTATCGAGTTGAACTGGGATACTCGAAATGAAGTTGAAACATTTGATGTGACTTGGAGATACACTGAGTTCCAAATCAATTAATATAAATAATTCTACAACATTAGTAGGATAAAAATAAATTATGGCACAAATATTTGGTTTCAAAATCACAAGAGCTAATGATGAAGTAAAGAAGGGTCAGCCGACTCTTCCTACTTCAGATGATGGTTCTTATGATATTGCAGGAGGTGGGTTCTTCTCAGAATATCTTGACATGGAAGGTCGAGATAGAGGAGAACTTGATCTTCTGAGAAGATATCGGGATATTGCAATGCATCCTGAATGCGATTCTGCAATTGAAGATATTGTGAATGAAGCAATCGTATCCAATGAGAGAGATCAATCAGTATCTGTCTCATTGGATAGATTGGAATATTCCGAAAAGATAAAAAAGAAAATTCGAGAAGAATTTGACACCATTTTAAGTCTTTTGGATTTCAATGCCAAAGGGCATGACATTTTTAGAAGATGGTATGTTGATGGAAGAATATACTATCATAAAATTATTGATTCAAATAATCCCAAAAATGGTCTTGTTGAATTAAGATATATTGATCCTCGTAAGATCAAAAAAATGAGGGAGATACAAAAAGGAAAGAACAAAGACGGAGCCGATGTAGTTGTAGGAGTCGATGAGTTTTACGTCTACAACGAAAAAGGTATAGAATATGCAACAGGGTCAGCATCCGGACTAAGGTTGACCAAAGATTCAATAGCATATTGCCCATCTGGTCTAATTGATGCCCAGAAAGGTCTTGTTCTTTCCCATCTCCACAAAGCAATTAAACCAGTCAATCAACTGAGAATGATTGAAGATGCGCTGGTTATATATCGTATTTCAAGAGCACCAGAAAGAAGAATCTTTTACATCGATGTAGGTAATCTACCAAAAGCAAAAGCTGAGCAGTATCTCAAAGATGTAATGAATCGTTATAGAAACAAATTAGTTTATGATGCTAAAACAGGTGAGATTCGAGATGACAGAAATCACATGTCAATGTTGGAGGATTTCTGGCTTCCAAGAAGAGAAGGTGGAAGAGGAACAGAAATTTCCACACTTCCTGGAGGATCTAATCTTGGCGAAATTGATGACATAGAATATTTCAAAAAGAAACTTTATCGCTCATTAAATGTTCCAATTTCCAGATTAGAATCGGAAGCAACATTCTCAATTGGACGTTCTGATAACATTACAAGAGATGAGCTAAAGTTTACAAAATTTGTTCAAAGAATAAGAAAAAAGTTTGTCGTTCTTTTTCATGATCTTCTTCAAACACAGCTTATTCTCAAAGGTGTAATTGCTGCAGATGAATGGGTCGATCTTAAAGAACATATTCAGTTTGACTTTTTGCAAGATGGACATTTTACAGAATTAAAGAATGCAGAAGTTATGAGAGAACGACTTGACATGCTTGCTCAAGTCGAAACATATGTTGGTCAGTTCTTCTCTAAAGAATGGGTAAAGAAAAATATTCTTAAAATGTCTGATGAAGAAATAGAAGAAATAGAAGATCAGATTGAAGATGAAAAAGAAGATGGTGAGTATGATGAATTTGGTGTTGATAGTAATGATTCATCACCATCTCCAGAACCTGATGAAGAACCAAAAGATAATGAACCTGAAAAGGATGAACAAGAAGAAGTTAAAGCACAATATTTAAAGGAAAAATAACATGAGCGATAATAATTTTTTGAGAGATTTTATTGATGCGATTGATGCTGGAGATAATATCAACGCTCAAAGTAACTTTGATTCTGAGATGTCAATAAAAATTAGTGATGCTTTACAAACAAAAAGAATAGAAGTTGCAAAATCATTTATTAATTCTTCTGATATACAAGAAGCTAAAGACGATTTAGGTTTTAAAATCACAAAGGCTTTTACTGATAAAGATCATCAAAAAGCAGATGATTGGGCTGAAAAGATAGAAGATGATACAGCAAATATTTCTAAAACTCCTACACAATTTTTATTGTATTTGTATTTTCATAATATGGGGTATGGAGGATCAGGTAGCGGTAAATTACACCCATTGACTGTTCTTATAGGAAAAGAATTGAAAAAAAGAAAAGTCAATCCAGTTTCTGATGATGACGGCATGAAATACTTTGAATCTTTTGAACCTAAAAGTTAATTATGCATAAACCGTTTGAAACATTTTTTTCACAGTTACAAGAAAAGAATGAATACAAACTTTCTGATAGATATAAAACATTATCACCTAGAATGAAGAAAGCTGTTGATGATGTTTTTAAGTTTTTAGAAAGTAATCCATCTGACTTTCTGGCAACATTTGATAAGTTTATTGAAAAGACTGCCAAAAAACATAAAGTTGAAGCAAAAGCATTGGTTCAATATTTTGAAAAAGAAACATTAGAAGTATAGGAACAAACATGAAACTTATTGCGGAACACATTCAAGATGTAGAATATATCATTGAGGATAAATCTGGTTCTAAGAGTATGAAGATTCGTGGTATATTCATGCAATCTGAACAAAAGAATCGCAATGGACGTGTTTATCCTTTTAATGTATTAGAAAAAGAAGTCAAAAGATATAACGAAGAATTCATAAAGCAAGGGCGAGCATTTGGTGAACTTGGACATCCAGATGGCCCTACTGTTAATCTTGATCGTGTTTCACACATGATTACAAGATTAGAACCGGATGGAAAGAACTTCATTGGTGAAGCAAAATTACTTTCTACACCTATGGGGGAAATTGCGAAGGCACTTATTAGTGATGGTGGTAAATTGGGAGTTTCTTCTAGAGGAATGGGTTCTCTAGAGTCAAGAAATGGTGTCAATTATGTAAAGGATGATTTTTATCTTGCAACTGCTGCAGATATTGTTGCGGATCCTTCTGCTCCTCAAGCATTTGTTGAGGGTATTATGGAAGGCAAAGAATGGATCTGGGACAATGGATTGTTGAAAGAAGTTGCAGTGAATGAGATTAAAGAGGATATTGAAAAAGGTGCAAGAGCAAAACAGACAAAGTATCAAGCACTTGCATTCGCAAAATTCTTCAAATCAATAATGTGATAAATAAATATAATATTCGAACTTTTCAAGGAGTATACCAAATGTCAGAACTAGACAAGACAATTGAACAACTTGAAGCAGAAATTTTGGAAGAAATGAACGATGCAAATGCTCCCAAGAAATCTGCTAAGAGTCCAGATAAAATGCAATCCGTTTCTGGAGAAACTGAAGATTTAGGTGAAAAGCCTGAAGCTGCAGCCAGTAAAATGAAAAAGGCTGCTCAACCAAAAACAATTTCTGCTTCAACAGAATTTGATATGGAAGACGCAGAAGAGTTAGAAGAGAAAAAGAAAATGTCCATGAAAGAGATGGAAGACGAAGACGAAGAAGATGATGAAGAAGAGGACATGGACGAAGCCATGGACATGGAAGATGATGAAGACGAAGACGAAGAAGATGATGAAGAAGAGCAAGAGGAAATGTACGATAAGAAAAGGATGAAAAAAGAACATTTTGAATATGTTCGAGAAGCAAAATATAGGCCAAAAAAGATGAGAAAAAAAGGGAAACCAGAATCTGATTGGCAAAAAAATATGGAAAATTATTTAGCAGGTGAAGGTGGATCTTCGACATTAGCGATTTATAAACCTGATGGTACGATAACATTGGAAGTTAAACCTAGTCTTAAATTTGATGTTAAAGCTATAAATTTTGTAGATGGTCTTGTTAAATATAAGATTGATGGGTTGACACACAATAGAGAAACTTATGACAAAATAAAACATACAGATAAAGATGGAAATACTTGGGAATTTAATGCTATTGGTTCTGGAAAAAATCAAATGTATACAATAGATATTAAACCACCTATTTATAAAGAATCTTTTGAAGATCGTCTTGCTTCTATTGATGTTTCAGAAGATGTTAATGCATTGACTGAAGGTCATGATCTTTCTGAAGAATTTAAAGAAAAGGCTTCTGTAATCTTTGAAGCAGCAGTTAAATCAAAATTGCGTGAAGAGATTCAAAGATTGGAAGAAGAAAAAGAAGAAGAAATTAACGAATTTGTTGATGTTTATAAAGATGAGCTAACTGAGAAAGTTGACAAATACTTGAATTATGTTGTAGAACAATGGATGACCGAAAATCAACTAGCAGTTGAACGGGGATTGAAGGGTGAAATTGCCGAAGACTTTATTGCTGGATTGAAAGGATTGTTTGAAGAGCATTATATTGATGTACCAAATGAGAAATATGACATCCTTGAGTCACAAGCTCAGCAAATTGAATATTTGGAAAATAAACTCAACGAGCAGATTCAAAACAGTGTTGAATTGAAGAACGAAGTTTCAAAATACATTAGAGAATCTATTTTTGTTGAAGTTTCTGGAGATTTGAGTGATACAGAAAAAGAAAAGTTTGAGTCATTGGTAACTGAAACAGAGTATATTGATGAAGAGTCTTTTAGATTCAAATTGAATGCTTTGAAAGAAAGTTACTTTCCAAAGACAAAAACTATTTCTGAATCTGTTGACGCACAAGACACTTCAGTTGAGGATGTAGAAGTAAGTGGTTCTATGGCAAAATATTTGCAAGCAATTAGTATCACAAAAAACAAGTTTTAATAAATAATTTAAATAATTTTTAGGAGTTTAAATACAATGTTCAAATCAGAACACCTTCAAGAAAAATGGGCTCCCGTCTTGAATCATCAAGAGTTGTCACCCATTAATGATAAACACCGAAGAGCAGTTACTTCGGTAATTTTGGAAAACCAAGAGCGTGCATTGCAAGAAGATGCAAGATTCTTGTCAGAAGCTGCACCAACCAACTCTACAGGCGCTGGCATTTCTAACTGGGATCCAATTTTGATTTCTTTGGTAAGACGTGCAATGCCTAACTTGATTGCATATGATGTTGCTGGCGTTCAGCCAATGACTGGACCAACTGGATTGGTATTTGCAATGAGAAGCAGATATGATTCTCAAGCAGGAACAGAAGCATTCTATGATGAAGCAAATACAGCATGGTCAGGAACAGGAACTCAAACAGGAACAAATCCTGGAGTATTGAATGACAGTAATGCTGGATCTAACTACACCACAGGTACTGCATTTTCAACTACTACTGCAGAAGCATTGGGAGACTCTGCTGGTAATCCTTTTGCTGAAATGGCATTCTCAATTGAGAAGTTCAGTGTAGAAGCAAAATCAAGAGCATTGAAAGCAGAATATTCAATGGAATTGGCACAAGACTTGAAAGCAATTCATGGACTTGATGCTGAAACCGAATTGGCCAACATTCTTTCTTCCGAAATCTTGACAGAAATCAACCGAGAAGTAATCAGAACCATTTATCGTGTTGCGGTAAAAGGTGCTGCTGTTGATACAGCAAATCCTGGAGAATTTGATTTGGATGTTGAT